CCTAGGGTGGGACTGATCATCTTACCCGAAAAGTCCGGTTCCCTTGCCGGGCCTGGCCAGGGATTCATTCAAGGGCAAGCTGAAGGGGGCTTGGGATGCGTTGGGAGGTATATCAAACGAGAAATGCACCCTGGATCGCGTCAGATCCAGAGGGGCGTAATTTTGTTTTTGCCTTAATAACAAGAATGCACTTCCCCAAAAAAACAGGAGATAAAAGAAAAAGAAAAGCTATAAGGAAAGGGGCTTTTAGGGAAGACACAATTAAACAAGATAGTTATTTTGAACTTAGAAGAAATTTTAGAAGCGGATTATTAGTGGGAGAGATCCTTAGATTGCAATGTTCTCTTGCTTTTTATTGGGGCAATGTTCCTTCAGTTAGATTCTTATCCTATGCTCTTCAGAGCGGTTTTTTGAATGAATGGGCAAAGCATGGGTACCCTACAAAAAATTTGAGAAGCAAATATGCTCAATTTAAAAATGTATCTCATCTATGGGCTACAATAAATTATATGTCGATCATTGATGAGAAAAATAGGGTTACTCATCCAATAGATTATGCAACTATTTTTACTGGTGAGTTTCTGGGGTTTGCGCAGATTTTCAGAAATATAGCATTAAATGCTAAGCTGATAAACAGAAAGACTGATCTGTGGATGCCTAACAAATGGAGAGACTTGGCGATTGTCCCGCGCATTGACGCTGTTGTTTCTAGGGGACTTGAAAAAGACAAAAAATGGCTCGAAAGCCTTTGGGAAGATTACCTTGAAAAAGAATATTGGAAAGGGAATTGAGTAAATAACCTGAAAAGTGGGAACGAAAGACTAAGTTTTTTTGCCTATTTTAAGGCTTAAGGGTCCAGGATGTATTTAATTATAGGTCTGGACCTTTTTTTTCCACGGTAAGGCCTTGATATTATTATCTTATATTGTGTTATGATCCCCTTTAATCTCGCTAGAGGGGATTTTTTTGTGCTCAAAAAAACATAAAGGGATCAACGCCAAGTTGAGCAGGGAATTTCAAGGCTATGGACTCGAGGGGAGTTTAGTCCATGTCCTGTGCATCTTCATACAAATCCTTGGTGGAGACCCCTAGAGCTGAGGCGATTTTTGCTAGCGTGCGAAGGGTGCATGTTTCGATTTTTTCATGGGATCGAGCGTGGAGAACAGTTTTGTTTGCAAGTCCTGTTCTTGACATAAGTTCTCGGAGAGTGACCCCGTTATTCTCCATTATGTTCTTGATATTGCTTTTCATTAGTTCGTCTCCTTTTTTGATGTATTTTTTTACACCAAAAAGATTGACAGGTCTGCATCATTATATTACACCTAGACCTAATAAAGTGATGCAAACAAAATAAAACCCAAACAAAGGAGGCAAGGCCATTTGGGCAGAGAGATTACCTGGTGATTGCCAGAAGGCACGTGGACTGGTTTCTGAGCGGAATAGTCACTCCTTCCACTTTGCGATCTGCTGATTGCAATGGCGTGGACCCAGACAACCCGGTCAAGATCGGCAAATGCATGACCTACAATCCCCGGGAGCTGCTTACCTGGCTGGCAGAAACCAAGGGTCTATAAAAGATGCAAAGCTTAAACTACATCAAGGGCCGGTCACGACCAGAAACCAGAAGGGCGATCTAAGTTACTAAAAATATAATTCAAGTTTGCAACCACATAACCATACGGAGGAAGCATGAGCTACATCAAAAACGAAGATATCCGGGGAGCTAAAAACTATGATGGCAGGGTTTTTTGTGCTGATTGTATGCAGGATGCAGCAAACTACAAAAAGGAGGACTTAATCCTGGAAAGCGACATCGAGAAAGCTGATGGCATCTATTATTGTGATGAGTGCGGAGAGTCTTTGTAAGCATAAAAGCTTCCGGTGGAGAAGATCCGCAAAAGGCCAATATGAATAAAGGAAATAAGGACAAGAAAAGCGAAGCAATACGAGCTCTTGAGGAATTGAAAGTTGAAATATCAGAGGAGCCAACCCGTAAGATGCTGGAAGTTATAGTCAGCGCGATTGAAGCCGTGGAGGTTAACAATCAACCCAAAGAGCAGGATACACAATTAAGTGAAGATATACTCACAGCTATCAATCAATCTTTTGAGGGAGCAAAGGAGATCTCCGAACTTAAGGAAAAATATGCCTTAAAAACTGATGAAGCGGCGAAGTTATTTGGAATTTCTAAGACGACTTTAGAGAGTTGGCGATCTCAAGGCAGAGGTCCGCGTTTTTTCCGTGAGGGCAAGTTTGTTCTTTATCGCGCAAAAGATATCGAAGATTATTTGGACGGTGGCATAGTCCGGACGATAGACCAACCCTAATAATAGGAGGGCAGTTAGATGCAAAATCAAATCAAGTCAAATTTATCTCTTGCAATGTTTGGTCTGAGTAACATTTATGCATCAATGCATGACAATCCAAACGTGCCACAAATCAAGTCAGCTATTGAAGAATTAGCATGGGCTTACGTTCATTTGGACAAATTAGATAGAAACGAAAAGGAGAATCCCATGGATAAAATCGAGGCTATACAACGTGCAGATGAGGCCGGGGTTCAGTTGGGGAACTTGGTACGGGTGCTCTGGGATGAGGATCCGGATCAAGCAAGCAGGATCCATCTGTGGTGCAATACCTTGAGAGGGCTGAAGGATCAGTGGATGGATGAACTGGATGAAACGGAGGGAGGTTATGGTCAAGTTCAGAATCTTCGGGAAGCTGCATGCGGTGCAAGTTTATAATTCAAGAAAGGTCTTGGCCCAGGCCCTGATCTCTCTTGGCGTGGATATCAAGGCCCGGTCCTGCGTATCAAAGGTAAAATAATCAATTTGGTTAGTGGGGTCAACATGGATGATCGGATCCTGAAAAATAAGCTGGAGGGCGTAGAATATCTTCAGCGCCGGGGCTTTAAAATAGCGAAGTCGAAGCTATATGCAGATGCCAAAAAAGGCTTGCTACGGGTCCAGTCTGATGGCTCTGTTTATGTCGGCGATGCCGAGGCCTATGCCCGACAGATGAACTTGCCCAGGCTGGATATGGATGGGCCGGATCCGGCCCAGGTGGAGGCAACTCAGCTGGAAAAATCAGAGCTCGAAAAGCGCGAACTCGAACTTAAAATCCAAAAGCGTGAATTTGAGCTCGAAAGGGAGCAAGGGAAATACATCCCCAAAGACCAACTGGCCCTGGAGTTGGCTTCCAGGGCCGGGGTGCTGGACTCGGGGCTGAGGACCAAAATCAAGGAGAGGGCTCGGGGCCTGGTGCATACAGCCGGCGGAAAACCGGAGCAGGTCCCCGAGTTCGTAGCTCAGATGATGGAGATACTGGACGAGCAAATGAACGAGTTTTGCCGGATGGACCGGTTCCAGGTTGTTTTTGAGGACACGGACGAGGAGGTGGAGAATGCAGATTGATGAACTGGCCAGGCTGCCATTTTCAGTGGTGGCCCCTGTTGCCATGTATTCAGGGAATGGATCAATCGTTGATTGGGCTGACGGAATGAACATGCCTCCAAATGCTGTTTACAGGTTTTTTGGGGGAGACTCTACAGCCGTAGGAGTCCAAAAGCTCCCTGAGCTATGCGTTGAGATGCAATCCCCTGTGATCATTTTGTGGGCTTTGGCTCGGTTCTATCGCCTGCAGGAGGCAAAAAACATCAAGGGTGTTCGACGTGGAGAGCCCACCAAGCAAATACAACACTTGGCCCAGGTTCTAGGAGAGGCAACAAGCTTCTTAGTCCGTGATCTGCAATCAACGACCGAGTTTCAAAACAAAAATAATTCAAAGGACATGGCAAGTGAGGCAATAGGGATTTGTCTTGAGTTGATCAGTATCCTTTCCGCGCAGAAGGAAATGGTGGAAGCAGGAGGAAAGTAAGCATGAAGAGAAATTTAAATACGCAAGAAGCCGCAGAATATTTGGAAGAGATAGGGGTTCCTTTTAGCCGGGGAACGCTGGAAGTATGGCGTTGTTATGGTCGAGGCCCTGAATACAAGCGAGTTGGGCGGAGGGTCTTTTATGAACGGCAGGCTTTGGACAAGTTTGCTCAGGGACAGAGAGTACATACCACTGATTCCCTGGGTGTGTAGGAGTCAAAAAAAAGTCCCGGTGGGCGAAACCGGGACTCAAAAAAAATATCCAGCTGCGCGAGCGGCCAGATCAACGAGGAATTTTTATCATGATCAATCCTGCTCTATTTGTCAAGTCTGAGACCATCCTTCGGGCTCCACTACCTGGGCAGTTTCACCGGGCATCCATTTCCCCCAGGCCCCCTATTAATGATTCACCGCACAAGCTCCCAATTTTAGCATGTTGCCTTATGGCATGCGGCCTAAATAATGGGTCCTTCCTGGGGCATTTAAGCTCACGGACCAGCGAGCCCCGAGATTTGCGCACTTTTTGCGGAAGATTTGGCCTGGAAAAATGGAATCGGGCATCTAATACCAATTAGTTAAGAAAGGTTTCGATAATGGGAAATAAAAATAGATTAAGACCAGAGTATATTGCTGAGGTAAAGCGCAGACGTAAAATAGTAAGTGAATATACAAAAAACAAAGAAGATAAAAATGAAGGTGTTGCATCATCACAGTTCATTCTAGACTGTTCTAGAGCAAACGCTTGTGGAGATGGTATCCTTTATAAGTATATCAACAATAAAAAAGTTAGATATAATTACACAACTGGACAATGGCTCTTGTGGAATGGCCATCATTGGGAAGTTGATGTTACTGACCTTGCTTATGAACTTGTAGAAGAGGTTTCGAATGTTTACGCGCAGGAAAAACAAAAGATAGAATCTCAGATTAACGATGCTTATCAATATGGAAACAAGGACCAGGCTAAGCAACTTGAGATTTTAGCAAAGCAACTGGATCGAAACATACACTCACTGCGTGGCGTACCAGGACGTCGTGGATGCCTAGAGTTTGCCAGATCCTCTCCTGGCGAGCCCAAGCTTTCTACCACCAGCGACCAATATGATCAGAATCCTTATCTTCTTGCCGGGCCAAACGGGGTTTGCGATCTACAAACTGGCCTTGTCCGGCCAGGCCGTAGAGAAGATAACATCTTGACGGCAACAGGTGTGCCCTTCCCGGAGGATATCCTTAATTCAAAGCCAAAAACATGGGAAAAATACCTATGGGAAAGCCTTGAAAATCTAGACGTTATCAATTTTTTGCAACGCTTCATTGGGTATTGCTTGACCGGACTCACTATTGAGCAAGTTTTCTTGATTTTGTCTGGCCTGGGGCGAAATGGAAAGACAGTTTTTGCCGAAATCTTCAGGCGAATATTGGGGAGGTATGCAATACCTATCCAAGCTGAAATGCTTCTTGATCAAGGCCGTGGCCGTGCTGCATCTGCCCCATCTCCGGATATTATGTCCTTACACGGCAAGCGTGTAGTTTTCGCCAGCGAACCAGACGAGAATAGACGGTTCTCTATCGGCAAGATCAAATGGTTCACTGGATCTGATACATTAACAGGACGAAATCCTCACGACCGCTACGAAACCCGCTTTGAACCTACCCATAAGCTTGTCATGCTGACCAACAACGATCCACACGCATCTGCTGATGATTACGCATTCTGGAATAGAGTTTGTAAGGTCGATTGGCCATTTTCTTTTGTGGACAAGCCCTCCGGATCGACGGAAAAGCTTAAAGACCCTCATCTTATGGATAAGCTGACAAAGGAATTACCAGAGATTCTGGCTTGGGCAATTCGTGGTTGTCTGTATTGGCAGCGGGATGGCCTACTGATTCCAAATAAGGTTAAAGCTGCCACAGAAAACTATCGAAGGTCAGAGGACATCATTCAAGATTTTGTGGATGAGTGCTGTATCGTTCAAAAGGATACGGACAAGGCTCATCTTTACACAGTATCGGCCCAAGCAATCTACAAGAAGTTTGCTGAGTGGTATACAGAGTACCACGGTAAGCGCGTACCAAGCATGCACTGGTTCGGGAAAAGGATGAGTAAAAAATTTACTAAACAAAAATCTAATATCTATCGTTACATAGGAATCGGTCTTATCAATGATTGATGTAAGTAAATAAATATACTTTGGGACCTTTTCACACAAAAAAGGTCTTTAAATTATTATAGATATATTTTAAACGGTTATGTGAAAGAAAAAGCAGGTTTGGGATCTTTTTGGGGAGTTGCGTGATTTTTAGCTCTATACCTATTTTTTATATTTTCATTCTACTTTATAGGGAAAAAGGTCCCAAAATGTCCCAAAGAAGAAAATGTAAATAAAATCATACCTATAAAAGTAAGACCTTTTTTTTAATAAAGTCCCAAAAAGGTCATCAAGTTCGGAAAAAGGTCCCTATTAAGGAACAATTTTATGAAGTTAATACTACCCCAAGATATAAGATCCTTCCTTGGCTTCCTGGACGAACATCGCTGCCGGCTCTGGATGCTTGAGCAGCTGCATCCAGGGGGGATACATTGCCCGCATTGTGGCCAGGCTCTGAACGGGGAGCGGATTAGCCGGCGATTTTATACCCTCAAAAAGGTGGGCTGCTCCGAGTGTGGCCGGAAATTTAATGCTTTCACTGGCACCTTGTTTGCCCATACCCGGATGAGCTGCCGGCAAATCGTTGTGATGCTTCTTTTGCTCCGGGTCGGAAAGCGAAATTGCGAGGTGGCCAAATGGGCCAAGGTGAGCCCTGCCACAGCGCTGCGCTGGCGGGACATCCTTGTGGCCCATGGGGCAGAACTGGGTCAAAGATACATGGATGCTGATGACCTGCTCCCCGGGCCGGGAGCTCGGGAGCATTTGCCTTGACGGTAAAAATAGGGGGAAGGGATGACTCTGACTAAGCTACCCCTGGGCCTGCCAGGGGACATTGAGGATTGTTTGTTGGATTTGGTGTCTGAGCATCAAGCCAGGTCCTGGATTTTGGACCGGCTTTATCCTCAGGGGCTGGCTTGTCCGAAATGCGGCGTGGTCCAGGATCATGTACGGTCCGGCAGGATGTTTGCCCTGAACAAGGTGATCTGCAGTTTATGTGATCTGAAGATCAATGCACTGTCTGGATCCATACTGGACAACGCGCGAATGAGCCCTCAGAAGTTGGCTCTGTTACTGGTCCTGTTTAAGCTTGGCCACAATAATGCTGTGATATCCAGGATCTTGGGAGTGGATCCATCATCAATTTTCCATAGACGTCAAGTCGTTTTGGCCAATAGTGGCCGGCTTTGGCCTGGTAGCCATAAGAGGGATCCGGCTGGCCATGATGATGTAAACGGCGGAGGTAACCATGCCTAAAAGGCCAGAGCCACAATTCTATCTGGAGAAGCCAGGTAGAGCGCGGAATCAGACAAAATGGAACCGCAAGGGAAAGAAGCGGAAAAAGAAGAAGTGAGGATGCAATGAGCAATAAACTTCTCCGAGCAGACCAGGTGGAGAGACGGCTTGCATGTTCGCGGACAACGGTTTGCAAATTGTGTCGAGAGGGGCATCTCCGAGGTTTCAAGGTCGGAAGTCAGTGGAGGATCTACGAGCATTCAGTTCAGGAGTACATAGAAAAGACTGAAAATCCTTGCGTATCTTGCGTAGCATAAACGACAGGACAAAATCCCCCTTATATAATGCCCTCAGTTTATCACGAACAACCACCATATCAACGAGGGCAAAAAATGGAAGACATAGCAGCCAAGCTACACAAAGAGGTGCAGGGAGTTGCCAAGCCGTACCTGGACCAGATCGAAGAGCTTGAAGCCACTGCCAGGAATAAACGCCAGGCTGTGAGCCAGCTCTCAGAAGAATCTGAAGCCAAGGAACGGGAGATCGAGGCCCTGAAGGCAGAAGCCCAAGCCACTCTTGGCCGGTGCGGGGATCCCAGGCCACTGCTCAGCAAGGTTTCCAGCCTCAGGAGCGAGCAGGAGGATTTGCAGATTCTGATTGCCAATACTGGCCAGGTGGACCAAGCAGAGCAGGAGCAGATTGAAGAGCTTAAAAGAAATCTCTTCAAGGTCATCCATGAAAAAATAGGATATTCCAAGATTCGCGAACAGAACTCGAAAGCTCTGCTTGATGCCTTGCGGCAGGCGGTCAAGGTTCATGATGAATGGGACAAAGCCATTCAGAATGTTTGTTCCGATCTCGGAATTAAGGCCAAAAAACACCGGCTCCTGCACTTTAAAGACGAATCTGAAGAAACAACTCTGACTAATCGCATCAGAGCATTTGCAAACAAGCATGCCCATCTTTTTGATGCAGCATAGGGGGAATTGAGATGTATTTCGGATTGCACGAGCAAGATAAATTTCGGGCGGCTGCGGCCGATGGCATGGCCATGGGATTAGGACTGTCTGTACAATCTCCGGCCCTTGGGGCTGAGGACTTTCGAGGCGCTGGCCTTCAGCACATATGTAGGCTCTGCCTTGAGCGGGCAGGTGTCCCGTCAAAAGAACTGGTTTCTGGTGATGCTGTGGCCCGCCATGCAATCAGGAACATAAACGGTGGAATGTCCACAAGTGATCTTCCAAATATCCTTCAGGATGTTGCCAACAAATCGCTTTTGAAGGCCTATCAGGAATCTCCCCGGACTTTTCTCCCCTTAATTCGGGAAGTGGGGGCCAGTGACTTCAAGACTATCTATGGTGTCCGTTTGAGTGAAGGCCCGGAGCTGGATTTGGTCCACGAGGGCGAAGAGTACAAGACGGCAAGCCTTTCCGATTCTAAGGAAAGCTATGCAGTTAAGAAATATGGCCGGATCCTCTTCATTACTCGGGAGATGATCGTAAACGATGATACCCGGGCCCTGTCCAGGTTGCCTCAGATGTTTGGGCAAGCTGCAGCTCGGAAAGAGTCTGACATTGTCTGGGCTCTGATCACAAGTAACCCCACTATGGCTGAGGATGGCGTAGCCCTTTTTCATGCTGACCACAGCAACCTGGAAACAGATGTAGCCAACAAGGGATCGGTGGACTCGAGCAAGCTTTCATCTGGTCGGGCTGCAATGCGGACCCAGGCCGGCATGTCTGGATCCTATTTGAACCTGTATCCACGTTATTTGATGGTCCCGGCGGCCCAGAGCACTGACACTGAGGTTTTGGTCAGGTCAATTTCCAAACCTGAGGCAAATATGCCGGCCGGGACATTCAATCCATGGACCACGTTGACCCCGATCATTGAACCCCGTTTGGATGCCGATTCCACCAAGGCCTGGTATCTGGCTGCGGATCCGTCCCAGATTGACATCATCGAAATGGCCTACCTGCTTGGCCAGGATGAACCCCAGATTGAGCAGCAAAATATGTTCAACTCGGACCGAGCCGGCTTTAAAGTCCGGCATGAGTTTGGGGCGGGCGTGATGGATTACCGAGGCCTTTTCAAGAATCCGGGTGAATAAAAGCAAGCAAGGCCTTATGCCTTGTTTATATAATCCCCGGTCGCCTTGGCAGGCCCAGGCCGGGGAGAGGGCTCCCAGCCGGGTTCAGTTCAGAACCGCAAGGGCGCGAACACTGGACGCGTGGCGAGACAACGGCCAGAGTCTGCGGAACCCCTCCAGTTCGCGGCAGGCATTTGTTTTGGCATGGCCCGCTCACAACAAAAGTGGGCGGGCTTTCCTCTTTGGATCTGACCAGGGGGTGACATGCAGCAGCCAACAGAGATTTTACTTGCTGTGGCTCTTCGGGATGCCAAGCAGGGGGTTGAATACCGGCCAGGTGAAGGGGCGTATTGTCCCTGGTGCGGTCAAAAGCTCCGGGTCATGGACGCGAAGAGATGGGCCGCAAAGACAAGAATTCGGTATCATATTTGCGCTAATAATAAGTGCCCATTGTGCTCAATAGATCAGGGGATCAAGAGCATTGAGGTGGCAGAAAATATGAAGGAGTAATAAGATGGCCGATCTCGAAAAAACTATCAATATCATTCTCAATGGTAGGGACAAGGCATCTCCGTCTATCAAATCAGTGAATGACTCAATCGGGGACCTGTCTGGAAAAGTCCAAAATGCTACCCAGCCTTTGGCCAACATGCATGATGCTGTGCTCAAGCTGGAGGCTGGCTTGGGTCTTTTGGCTGTTGGGGGCTTGGCCTTGTCAATCAAGGCATTTACTGATTGGCAGGACCAGACCGGAGAAATATCAACGCTATTGGATGAGACAGGACAAAGTGTTGATGATTTCAAAAATGATATAAAGACCTATGCTCAAACCTCAACAGCGTCCATCCAGGATATAAACTCAGCAATCTATTCTGCAGTTTCTGCGGGGGTGGATTATCGGGATGCTCTTTCCTCACTGGCTCAAGCTGAAGAATTGGCAACAGCTGGACGAGCTGATCTCAATGATTCTTTAAAGCTGGTGGTTTCAACTCTTAATGCTTATGGCGAAGAGACAGATCAAGCCTCAAAATATGCAGACATCTTTTTTCAGACCGTCAAGGAAGGCCAGACGACGATACCAGAGCTGGCAAACTCTTTGTCTAAAGTAACTGGTCTGGCTGCCAATGCCGGAGTGGATATAGAAGAACTGGCTGCAGCTATTGCTGCCTTGACTGCATCCGGAGCTCCCACAACTGAAGCCATTACCGGTATCAGGGGGGCAATATCAAATATCCTTAAACCAACGCAGCAAGCCAAAGAAGCAGCTGATAAGTTGGGAATTGAATTTGGGGCGGCTGCACTTGAGTCCAAGGGTTTCAAGGGCGTTTTGGATGAAGTCTATGAGGCTACAAATGGCAACACTGAAGAAATGACCAAGTTTTTTGGTCGAGTACAGGGTTTGAATGCAGTTCTGGTTTTGGCTGGATCAAATTCAGATAAGTTTGCCGATTCTCTGGATTCCATGGAGAATTCAACCGGGGCTGTCTCTAAGGCATTTGATAAGATGGCCGAAAACGTTTCTCAAGCAAACCAAACCCTGGTCAACAATGTGCAGCTTACATTGATCAGTGTCGGGGAAGAGATCGAGGAAAAATATGCAGGCCTGGTCAGCAGTATCTCCGAAATATTCAAAGGTGTCCAGGTGGGCATTGACCAGGGCGCGTTTGATGAGGTCTTTGATGTTATTAACAATTTTAGCGAGGATTTGACTGAGAAGCTCACACAGATTGCCAAGAATCTGCCTGAAGCCCTGGGGGAAGTGGATTTTTCCGGGTTTGCTACCTCTGTTGAAGATTTGCTTGGATCAGTTGGCGATTTGATTCAGGCTTTATTCAGGGAAGACCTGAGCACAACCGAAGGACTGGCCAATGCAATCCAGAAGGTGACAAACGGCATTCAGACGCTAACTGAAATTACCACCGGTATTGTGGATGCCTGGGAGCCCTGGTTTGAACTACTTGGCGATACCCTGGAAAAGATCACGTCGTTTGATACTGAAACTAATAAAGCCATTGGGTCAACCCTGCAAATGGGCAAGGTTGTCAATGAGTTGTCTGGCTTTGTCGGCAGTCTCAGCGGCGCCTTTGATGCAGTGCGGGTTTTAATGGTCACGCTGACCACAAAAACCATTGTGGACATGGTAGGTGGATTGAAGGGAGTCAAGGGTGCTGTTGGCTCAGCGACCACAGCCCTGGGAGGCCTGCAAGGTGCTGCCGGTAAAGTTATCGGGTCTACTGCTGGTAAGGCTGGACTGCTGGGCATAGCTTATGCTGCCGGGCACGGTGTAGGCACAATACTTAATGACCATGTTCCGGCTGTGACTACTGCATCTCAAGCTATATTGGGATGGGTAGACAGTCTGATTGATTTTACCGGGACCCAGGAAGCTGCAGATCGGCAAACTGCCTCATTTGGGAGAACAGTAGAGGCGATAGCGTCCAATATTGATAAGTTTGACGCTGACCTGTCTGGACTTCGAGAGGAATTGACCGCCCTGGGGCATGACATGGAGAATGTGCCAGATGAAAAGGTCATTCGCATGGCTGCAGAAGCTGACCTTTTATCGTTCAAGGATGTTCAGGATATACTGGAGACTAAGATTCCCGACGAGAAAAAGACCAAAGTAGATGTCGATGATGAGGGCACAGCTGAGGAGACCGGGAAAAAGCTTAATGAAAATTTGCCGGATGAAAAGAATGTCGGAGTTACCATTGATGACAATGACACCACAGATGACATCATTGCTAAGCTGAATTCCATGCAGGGCAAAGAGATTGAGGTTAATACGGACGACAAAGGATCTATTGATGAGACTGCCCAGGAAATTGAAGATAAGATCCCGGCAGAAAAAAAGCTAGAGCTGGAGACTGACCTAAAGATGGCTCAGTTGGAAAAAGATATAGCAGAGATTGAGTCAAGGACAGAAGTTTTGAATACAGCCATGGAGTGGACGGCCAAAGTCAATATCAAGGATGCCGAGGCTTCCATGGAGAAATTTAAGTCCGCCATGGAGGCGGCAAATTCCACGATCTCGGATACAGCCAGCGCAACTTCTGATCTGTTTTCTACCTGGTTCGGTGACGGCAACCAATCGTTTAGGCAGCAATGGGCCATTGAAGACGCCATTGACCAGCAACTTGCGGTCCAGGAGCAGGCAGCCGAAGATCAGCACAGGCTAATAGAAGAGCAGATCAAGGCCATGCAGGCCAGGCGTGAGGCAATGGAGCAAGGGGAGGGCCTGATTCAGATCGAGGCCCAAGGCCTGGAGCCGGAGCTGGAGGCTTTTATCTGGAAGATACTGGAAAAAGTACAGGTCCGGGCTAACGAGGAAGCCAGCGAATTTTTGTTGGGGATAAACAGCTAGAGGAAATTGCATGATATATTCACTTGATCTGACGGAATGCGAAATCCAAAGGGAACCTTGCGTGATCTGCGGTAAAAGCTCAAAGCATGTACTCGCCCAAAGTGCTGGCCCTGAAAGCAGCTTTGCAGTCCCGGATGGTTGTGTGCGATTGATAGTGTACGGCATGTGTGAGACCTGTTTTCAAAACAAGGAAAACATGCCCAAGAAGCAAATAATTGAGATGGTCAAGACCTTGATGAGGCAAAATGCAGAAAGGATCCAGGACATGATTTCTGCAACACGGATGAAAGGGTAGGGTTCGCTGCTGGAACTGCCTTTCTCAAGCCTGCTCTCACATCGAGGGCGGGCTT